AAGGAAGCCTTGACCCTACTTACAGATGATGACCTAGAGCTTATCCGATCCAAATTGAATAAAGGTGGAAATGAGTAATGGTGAATTGAATTGGAGTCCAGAAGATATGCTGGAAGTCACTCTGAACGAACCAGATGATTTTCTGAAGGTCAGAGAGACATTATCAAGAATTGGTGTTGCATCAAGAAAAGAACGAAAATTATATCAGTCCTGTCACCTTCTGCATAAGAAGGGAAAGTACTATGTTGTACATTTCAAGGAACTATTTGCACTTGATGGTAAGAAGTCAAGTCTAACTGATAATGATATAGAAAGACGAAACACAATAGCTGGTCTTTTGAGTGATTGGGGTTTGGTTGGTCTGGTCGGTGAACCAGAACCTAAGGCCCCTTTGAGTCAAATAAAAGTACTCTCTTTCAATGAGAAAGATGAGTGGATTCTTGAAACAAAATACAACATAGGAAAAAAGAAGGATGAGTGATATTAAATTAGTGAAACTGAAGTCTGGCGAGGAATTAATCGGTGATGTTACAGTAGTGGGAGACTCTGTTACCATCGCCAA